CTGTATCAGCAGAACTAGGGCCCCAATACAACGGGCGCAATCTACGAGGGGAACATGACCGGACCTTAGCGGAGCATGTTTACCACGGCTTCACTCACATCAATTATACCCAATTATAGAACTCTATAGAGAATTATAGTTCAAATTGACCCTTGTGTCAACCAGGGTATCCTAATCTGTGGCGGAAATACAACGGTTGGAGTGCCGGCGAGTGTGGCGAAAATACAACGAATCCAAAGACCCTACGGTTTGGTCGGGCATTAAATCTGTGGTTGACAAATGGTAAAACCGGTGCTATAATTATAACATGAACTTAGAAAAGCCCACTCGTAAAAAGCGCACCGATCGCAATCACATCATATACGAGCTTATCGTAAATGGCAAGAACTACATTGGGGTGACAGCAAAGACAGAGTCTACTATACAGAAGAGCGTGAAGGCTCGTGCCGCAAAGCATTTCTACAGAGCCAAGAAGGAAAACAAAGACTGGCTCTTGTGCGCAGAACTTCGTCAACTCAACAGCAAAGACGAGATCGAGATCTTGATTCATGCTGTGATACGCGGTAAAGCAGAAGCGCATAAGACAGAGGTAGCGATTCGCCGGGCAGTGAAGCCCCAGTTGAACACAGACACTAGAGGAGATTGATATGATTGAAACGAAACACGGTAGTGCCTTTGATAGGGGTGCCGCGGACAGCTGGTACCATCGAGCTAAGAACCCGCACAAGGGTGGAGTGGGTGGTGACTCAGGTGAGCGCATAGAGGTGTTGACAGCCGAAGAAGTTTGGTTGTACAATATGGGCTATGAGTACAATGAGCAGTTCGGTGGTAAAAAAGATTGGGATTAGGGGTTGACAGACTGGTAAAACCATGTTACAATAGTCACATACACTAACAGGAGCAGACTATGTTTAAATTACTTTCCACAGCTAACCCAAAGATCCAAAAGGGCACCAAGCTGGGCTATCTCAGCTTTATCTTGCATCTTGCTCCAGCAGACTTGAGCGGCAAAGAGACTTGCCCAAAACGAACTGTAGGTTGTACAGCGGCGTGCCTCAACACTGCCGGACGTGGCGGCATGTTCAAGCGGGGTGAGAACACCAACATGATACAGAAGGCACGTATACGCAAGACAGTGGCGTTCTTCTTTGATCGTGAACAGTTTATGAAGGATCTGTATCAGGACATAGTCAAAGCCAAGAAGTTTGCTGAAAAGCAGGGATTGATCCCAGTGTTCCGTTTGAATGGTACGAGCGATTTGAGCTGGGAGAAGTATACTGTGGGCACTACGGACATGAATTTGTTCCAATTGTTCCCTACAGTACAGTTCTACGACTACACCAAGGTGTTGGGTCGTAAGGTATCACAGTATCCCAACTATCACCTTACATTCAGCAAGGCAGATGGCAATGATGCTGATGTTGCTGAAGCATTAATGCAGGGCATGAGTGTTGTGGCAGTGTACGATGAGATCCCAGCAGGAGTGCCTAGTGCTGATGAGACAGACTTGCGCTTCTTAGATCCCAAAGGTGTGATGTTGGGACTCAAGGCCAAGGGTCGTGCTAAGAAGGACTACAGCGGATTCGTGATTCGCTTGAAGGAGGCGGCGTGAAGACGAATGAAGTACTACAATGGGTAGGTGCCGTGTTTATCATAGCAGGGCACGTATTCAACGCCGTGGGGCCCAGTGCCTATCCCTGGAACATCGTGGCATTTTTCTTGGGAACATGCGCATTCTTAGCTTGGACTGTACGTGTGGCAAATAAGCCACAGATGGCTGTTAACGTTGTGGCATTAGCCCTAGGGCTTGTAGGGTTATATAACGCCTTTGGTTGACAGGTTTTACCATTGATGCTATACTATACACTTAAACACTAAAGGAGCAGATATGTTATCAATTCAAGAAGTTAACAGAGCAATCATGTTGCAGAGCTGGACCAACACTGAGTTGACCAGCATGATCGATGCAGTCAAATGGAATCGCGATCAGTTGGCCAAGCAGATCAAACGAAGCATTGGCCGCGGCGACAATGTGGAGTTCACCAGCTCCAAGACAGGACGAGTGATGCGTGGCTTCGTAACCAAAGTGGCTATCAAGTATGTCACAGTGGACACGGGCATGGGCCTGTGGAAGGTTCCGGCTAACATGCTGAAAGTGTTAGAAACCGCGTAAGCGGTAGGGTTATTGATAGCATCGGTTGACAGATGGTTTAACCGATGCTATACTAGAGACAAGTTAGAGATTAGGGGTTACCTACACCGCTAGGGCTCTGGGAAGATGACAATGTCGACGGATGTTGGTCTAGTCCAGGTCATGAAGGCAGGCCTTCGGGTGAAGCGGGCGGAGAATGTAGGAAGTAATGACCGTAGAGGCCCTATGTAGACGTTGCATAGGGTAGACATAGATCTACAATGGTTCCCCGAAACTAATGGTTGACATATGGTAAAACCTGTGTTATACTATACACTAGACACTAAGGAGATGACATGTATACCGTAGAACTTTATAAAGCAGATGCCCGCAAGAAGTCGGGAGAACGACTAGATCGCAAGGTAGATCACAGCACCGCAGACCGTAGTGCTATCGAAGAGGTCTACACTAAGAAGTATCCAGCCAGCAAGGGCTACCGCTTTGAGATTCATGTTACAATGGTTGAAAGAACCAACATGATGGGTGGAGGCAAGTTCCAGGAGCGATACGATACGCCCAACTACTGTAGCCCATCCAGCGAATCTTATTGGAGCATGTGATGAAGTGGATGCAAGAGACCACACAGTGGGAAGATGGTTCCGACTCGAATCATCTTTACCTACTCGATGGGGACAAGTGCGTGGCCTATGTGGCCGCTGGCACCAACCAACACAAGGTCTTCAAAAGCCCAATCCGCTTTGATCTGCGGGGTAGGACTTTCAAGTTCGTTCAGGACTACACACCCGGTGCTCACTCCAACACCAAGACCTACACAGGTAGCAAGGGTGCCACCTACACCGTAGACCTAGACGAGCAGACATGTACCTGCCCTGGCTTCACATTCCGTGGGGCCTGCAAGCATGTGGCAGAAATACAACACGCCGGTTGACAACAGGTAAAACCTGTGCTATACTACACACTTAAACACTTAAGGAGCAGAGATGAATATATCAACACTAGAGGCCTATGTGGCACAGAAGAATCAATGGACCCGAATTTTTAAGGGCAAAGAACTGAGCCTGCTGAATGCCGCAGATCGTCAGCGTATCGCAGACATGATCGATGCAGACATGAGTCCTGAGAACTTGACTTGTGATGGCGAACTGCCACGCGATGTGGTGCGTGACAAGGTGCGCCGTTTGAGCCGTTGTGCTGAGGAATTGCTCAGCATTGATCCTTCAATAACCTTTTACGAAATGGGAGTATAATATGCCTAATTGGTGCAACAACTATCTTGTCTTAGAACACGAAGATCCAGAGATGATCAATCGGGCCAAGAAGGCCTATGCTGATGGTCGCCTGCTTGATGAGTTCTGCCCAGTGCCTAAGGATCTGCATGTGGTTGCAGGCCGGGTCGGTAATGATGAGGATCCAGAGCAGATTAAGCTCGAAGAAGATACCAAACGCAACCTAGAGGTGCATGGCTATGCCAATTGGTATGACTACTGTGTGAACGAGTGGGGCACCAAGTGGGATGTGGGTGGTGATGACATGCTCACAGAAGACGGACCCAATGCCCTGCGTATGAGTTTTGACAGTGCCTGGGCGCCACCTATAGCCGCTATGGAGAAGTTCCAGGACTTGGGCTTCCGTGTCAAGTTGATCTATTGGGAATCGGGCATGTGCTACTGCGGCATGTTTGATGAGAACGGAGACGACTACATGGATTACACAGACATGTCAGCGGCTGAAGTAGCAGAGTCTATCAATCCAGAGGTTGACGAATGCATGTGCATCGTTGAGAACCTGGAAGAGTGGGAAGAAGACAACCGTGAAGAGGAGGCCGAATAATGGACTTTTGGACATGGCTGGCATCTTGCCCTGTGAAGTATGAAGTCGATAGCCTACAGGGCTTTGACGGAGTCAGTGTAGCATTCTACCCACCCTCCGAGGATGAAGATGACAAACAAGAGGAAGAAGATGAAGTCTAATAAAGAAAAGAACCAGGCACATGATGCTCGTATGCAAGAGCGGGTTCGTCCTGCTCCCAAAGAGTATGCGTGGGTTGAGTTGGACCGGATCGTGCGACAATGGGTGACCAAGAATGAGCAGACTTGAACTGTTTGGTAGACCCTACGTGGCGTTCGATCCCTCCAACAAGGATCATAGACGC